GGATCAGCCCTGTAAGCATGTATGGCAAAGTTCCTTATCCATTTTCGTAGGCTAAAACCATGGCGGACATTATCAATAAGCTGGTTCATCTGGCTTTCCTCTTCGTCTGAGAGGTGAAAACGGGAGATGCCGCCCCTGGCAGCAAATACCATGTCTTCCTGCTGAAGCAACCGGCTGAAAAGGTCTTTGTTACTGATGGCATACTGTTTCTGTATGTCATAAATTTCTTTACTCGAAAAATGCTGACAATGCTTAATAGCCGATTCCATGCCTTTACCATGCAGGTGAAGCATCAGCTTATCAGCCATATCCCTGCCTTTTTTAATGATCGCTTTGGCGGGGTTGTCTTTTACTACAGATTTTATCTGGTCAAAGTCTAATATCATAGTTCGGGATTTTTAAGCGGCGTAACCAAAATATTTTTTACTTCGTGATTTGAATTGATTAAACTCCGTTGCTAATACAGTGGTGATAAAATAAGCTTTAGTGTCACTGATATGTCCGTGTGGCTCATATCTTACCTGTGTTTCTTTGTCTGTTTGTTTTGGCTTTTTCATGCTTCCGTCCACATCTTCTTTTACGAGCAGGTAATCCTCAATACTTTCAAAACAGTCGCTGTCAATAACAATTGACCACCCGCCAATTTTGTTTTCATAGATTTCATTGATAAAAGCACCTCTTAATGCTACCTGCGGCGCTGATTTCTGTACCCGGTCTATAACATGAAATCCTGCTTTTTGCAACTCCGCTTTGTACTTGTCAAAGAAAGAAGCGGTGTTTTCATCTACCGTACTCCGTGACTTAGCTGAAGGATCTCCGTACATCATTATTACCCCTTCATACCCTATACTATGTAGCCATTTTGCAAACCGCCTGGCTGCTTTAGGCGCATTATTATCAGGGTTGCGACACAATATCTCATGCACCTGCTTCACTTTCTGTTGCTCTTTATCAATCTGCCATACTGTTTGTGTTACATAAGGGTTCACATTGCTGTCGACAGAAACATGGATCGTTTCCTCTGTGTCTATCTCCAACTCAGCTACATGAGCCGTTTCGCTGAACTGTTTCCAGTATTCATTGCCGTCCCGTATCATTCCCCACTCCCCGTTTGCAATGGCGTTCAGAATACCCATATTACCACCTGCTAATAGTTTGAGCTGCTGGTAATACCTTTCCTGGTCGATAAACAGATTGTCTGTGTAGTTGCACTTCAGCCTGAAAATAAGGTCGTTAAACTCCTTGCCTTCAAACAAATACTTCCTGATCCAATGGCTTTGATATACCTTGTCTGTATTAAAGGCTCCCCAGAACTGCAGCAGTACCCCTTCTTTACGAAGCCTTGACACAATAAACCTGAAATCCTCAAAGGTGAACTGGTTAAGCTCTTCGCAAAAGAAGTCCGTAGGGTCTTTTATCGACTTCAGGCTTTCAGTATCGTTGGCGCCGAAGGGTATGAACTCATTACCGTTGGCAATACAGATGATCGTCATATTGCCGGTCGGGCTTTCGCTGTATTTAAAAGAACTCTGAAGATGCCTGTCTTTTATGCGGTCTATTATTGTTTTATAAACAGACCCTCTCACATCTTCCAATATTTTCCTGCCAAAGTAGCACCTGAAATATTTTTGTTGCAGTGCTTTATCGATCAGCCTGTCTACAATCACTACCGATTTACCGCTTCCGTAGCTCCCATACAGCAGGTTGATCAGTGTTGTTAGTTGCCATAAAAGCAGATAAATATCATTTACCGGCAATACACCGGATTTCAGTAATAATTCCCTTACATTCTCCGGTGCTTTCTTGAAAGTGCTTGCTTCAAGAATGCGCATTTACCTTTTTTTTCGTAACTCAGCAATGATCTGATCTACCTGGCTGCTATTAAGCGGTTGTGTGTCCTGTTTTCTTTGGCTATTATCTTTCTCAAAGACACCAACATGCTTACCCAGCAACTCAAAGGCTCTGTTAGCGCCGGCACTGTCAAACTGCCAGACATTATTATCGTCGTCGTCTTTCACCTGCACCATTTGCCTTTCATTATAATCCCACTTCATCACCGGCACCCGCTGCAGGCAACGCTCGGCCACTTCCTGTAAACCTCTTAGTACATAATCTTGAGTGATTTCTGTTCTGGTAGATCGCTTATCTCTCATTTCCTGTATAAGCGCTGAAATCTTAACATTCTTTAACAAACGGCTACTTTGTTCTGCCGCTGTTTTTTCTGAGTAGCCTGCCCTGATAGCAGCTTGTGTAGCGTTGAGGTCAACAAGATACTCTTCGCAAAAACGGATATTTCTTTCCGTAAGCGGCTGATCCTTCTTTGATGGATTCTTTTTTTTCACAAAAGTATTGGGTGTCCTTGCGTAAAACTAAATATTTTATTCTAAAAAGAAATAAATTATTTAATGCTGTGAATTTAAAACTCTCTTACCTCCCATTTCCCCTTTACCAGCTTCACTGCTTTAAACCGGAAGGGGAACTTTGCAGCAGCTGTCTTGATCTTCACCAGTGCGTCCTCCGCCCAGTAGCCTTTCACTTCGTGGCATTCCAGCAGGCCGCCTTTTATCATAACCAGGAAGTCCACCCGGTAAAAGCATTTGTCAGCCAGTTTCAGGTTGATCGGTTCAAAGGCAAACCATTCCACTTCGCCGGCAGCCTTCAGCGCCTCCAGGTACTGGTGGTAAGCCGATTCAGTCTTGTTCATATTCCCGGCCTTCAGTCGGCCAAGGGCAAAAGAGGCTGGGATAGTGTGCTGGGGTTTTGCGGCTGGTTTCTTCGCCCCGCCCGCTCCGGCATCTACTACCCGCAGGCCTTTGTGGCGCAGGTTGTCAATATCTGACTGTGTGAATCGCTTGCTCATAATTCAATTCCCTCCAGCGGTGATTTGATGCCGGATATCAGGTTGTGCGTTAGCGGCAAGCGTAGGACACCGCTACGAATGAACAGCATCCTACACAAACCGAAAAATGGCTAAATAATTTCTCTCAAGTGCCTTAAATTTGCTTCTGCCTTTTCATTTAGGTCATTTAATCGGTAAAGCAAACGATTGATTTCTTCTGTTGCACTTTCGGGATTTTTTTCTTTTACAGCATCGTTTAGTGTTGAAGGCTCTTCGTACCTTTTAATCGTTTGCAGTTTGCATTTAGTTTCGCATACAATACCATCATAACGGTTTACGGCATTTTGCAATTTTTCGATAATTACATTCAATTCAGGTTGATGAATTTCAGTAGGCACATCGTAGCCTTTTTCTTGGATTTTTTCTCCGTACATAAATTTGTTGTTTAAAAACGCCAGCCGCTAACATGGTATTGCCAAAAGTGGGGGCTGACGTTCCACTAATAAGCAATTGCACTACATTGAACTTTTGTGCTTCGGATGGGCTGTTGTGCAAATAATCCCCACCTTCGGCAATACCCGAACCGTTGTAGGCAATGGCTACTGTCCGTCCAAAACGACATCTGCCTGCTTACTTGCCAAAGAAAAATTGTAAGCCTCTTTGGGTAGCCGACCAAAAGGCTCAACAGTTACAGCAACAGCATTCCCGTGTTTTCTAACGGCAATAATTTTTCTTTCACCATTAAATGTTATTTGATTTAACGACTTTATAATTTCAGTCATAAACAAATCAGCCATTTCTTTTGTCATCATTGTAGATAAATGTTCTTGTGTATTCATTTGGTTTATTTTAAATGTTCGTAAATTTTAGTTGTTATGTATCCTATTAAGTAAGCGTAAGCCTCATCACTATCAATCGTTAATTTCATGCCTATACGCTCCAATATAAACTCTACCGCATGGAATATTTCATGTGCTAAGTTACCGTGCCATTCAGGTGTATCTCTTAATTCGTACATTCTAATTAAAGTTTGGTTGCCTTTAAAAAGAATAGTTCTTCCTCTTTGAGTGTCAGAATAAACATGAAGGTTAGTATCACTAATATCTACACCTTTCTTTTTAAGTTTATCAAACAATACCTCGTCAGATTCAGAAATGCTTACCATTACATCAAAAGGGTAAACGGTTAAGGGTATAATAAAATTTAAATTTTTCTTTTTCATATTACTTCTTTATAACTTACCGCCACATGCCTACAACAAGGGTATTGCTTCCATTGGGCTGCGACAAAAAAAACTCATCGGTATTACTGCCTTTAACTAAGTGCATGGGCTGAACTGCACCTATTAATTCCCAACGGCAGCAATACCTACCGTTACCAGCAATTTTTAGAACTGCGGTATGCGAGGGAACTTTAGTATTTCAAACATCTCTTCCGTTAAATCCTTCCCACAATGGGTTTTTAAGTCGTTACTTATCATTGCAATTTGTGTCCATAACAGATGTGCCGCTTCTTTACGAGTGAAAGTTTCAGACCCATTTTGCCAACACACATCGTCAGCATCGGGCGGAATAAAACTACTGGTAACATCGGTTTTGCGTAATGCCTGCGACAGTGCATCTTTTGTGCTTAATCTTTCCATTGAACTTTAGTTTTTAAATTTAGCGTTAGTAATTCTATTACGGCACTAACGCAAAGCCGTTTAACGTTGCCTCGCAATGCTCCGCTGATGGCTTTGCCATCTCTGCCCACACGGTGGCTTCGTTGTTCCAACTCCCGCCACCTATTGCGAGGCAACGTCCGACCCGCTACTCCTTTCGCCGCTTCGCACTGCGAGCAACATCCGCTTTGCGGACATTGCTCTGCTTACCCTTCGGCGAAACTCGACGACGTTTTAAACTCCGTTTTTTTAAAAGCAAAAGAGCAGACTCTATGTGCTTCTTTGTTTGAAGTAAGGATTCTTCAGCTAAGGGTATTACTCCTTCATCCAACATTTTATCGTCATCAACAGTCTGGCAGGCTTCAAACAAAGAAGCTCGTGCTGCGTACAAAGACTGACGTATCCTCATTCTATTCATAGTCGTTTATTTTTTGCTTTTAAAAACTACGTTCGCAACGTCGCAAAGCGGGTCGGACGTTATGCTCCATTGGCTTTATAAACCTCTGCAACACTGTCCATCAAATCCTCGAAGTCAATTAATTTCATCATCCCAAGACCATACTCGTAATCCCTCTGAACTTCTGTCCAATCTTTTTTGCCCCATTTTTCTGCTACAATCTGTTTAGCATCAGCCAACGAGAGCATAACAGCAGTCTTGCGTAATGCGGGGTTTTGTGGTTTATTGTTATTTTGTGCCATAATTAAGCATTTGTTGTTAATGAAAGTGTGGTGCGTTTAAAGCCCGTACTAACGCAAGGCTGCAATCCATTATACAAAAAAGTTTTTTCCATCGCTTTATTTGAAAATAATTCTGTCTTTAATAATTGAAAATTTTATTTGTAATTTATATTTAATCATCATTTCCCAATTTGCTTTATAATCTTTCCAAGTATCAAACATTGTCAAGTCATATCTTATAGTCTTATAATATTTGAAATATTTTAGTATTGTAATCTCAAATTTCAAAAAACATTGTAAATATGATTCTCCTTTAAATGTTCCTACTTTATCAGTAAATGAAATTAATCTACACTTTCTCATAATTATTATTTATTTGTTCAGCTTTGCCTCTCATTGCCGAGTTAAAAAACTTCTTCGTATAACATTTGTTTGGTCTTACGTGGCTGAAAATTTCTTGCGTATAAGCCACGCAATACCAAGCCTTTTTACGTTAGCACCAATACTACCAACCAAGACGTTTAGCGGTATTAGTGAAAATATCAATGGTCTGTTCTGACAATTTGAAACGGTCTTTATTAATCTCAATCGACTTGTAAATGTTTCCGTCTGCGTGTCTTTCTCCTGCTGCTTTCCAATCGAAAAACATTATTTAAGATTTTTAAATTCGTAAATTGATTTAATCCAAGTAAGGAAATATTCATCGTTCATCGTATGTTTCATATAGTTAACTCGCTTACATACCCATTGTAAATTTCCTTCAACGTAACCCTTGCCATTATCTATCCTATCAAGCGAGGCAATCATTTCATTTCCCTCCCCTCTTAATTGGCGAACATTTACAGGAAGTGTTATTTTATTTCCTGTGTAAGAGCATAATCCGTTTTGATTTTCAAATAACACCCATAAATATTCTATTGAAACATTAAATTCTATCCCCCTCTGTTCCGCTGTTTGTTTTATTCGATTATAAAAAGACATTGAAATATTTTTATAACCTTTCCAATTACCATGTGCAGAACCTTTTTGTTTTGAGTAAGTTAAATTTTTGTTTCTTAAACAACCACAAGATTTAGTAGTGCCGTTTTTTAACTTACTGATCCTAACATTCGTTTCTTTACCGCAATCACACTTGCACAACCACACCCACTCTCTTCTATATTGAAAAACAGGTTTTTGAGCGACGAGTTTATTAAATCTTTTTTGTTCTAATTTTTCCATTTTCTTGCATCCTTTTAAAAGTATTGTGCAATATACAAACAATTTGATTGGAAAGCTGAAATCTTTCAGTATTTATTTCTAAACTTTTAAAAATATCTCCGTCATCATGCCGTTCAACCGCAGCACACCAATCCATAGCCATTTCGATTAAATCAAACAAATCAAATCCGTTTACTCCATTTTCGTAATGTTCGGGATGATGTGAATTATTTTGATAATGATGGTCAAGAGCAACTTTCAATTCTTTCAAATACTCTTTGTATTCATCTGAACCATAAGTACAACCTTTTAATTTAGGCGTGAACTCGTCAAATAATTCCTTTTCAGGACTTTCAAGTTTTGAATTATCGTGAATATTGGCACGTCTAATCAATTCACTTGCTGCTTCCGTCATTAACTGGTTTACTCTTTTAATGTGCAGTAAAGTATCTGCTTTGCTGTCGTAATTCATTTTATATTTGTTTTAAATTGTTACTAATTAAAAAGTACTGGTGCTAACACACGTTTGGCAAAAAAGCGGGTTTAGTGCTAAATTAAACATTCGTGCTTCCAAGTCCGCTTCTTCGCCAAGCGTGGGAACGTAGGACGGCAATGTGCCTTGCTGATAACTCACTTTGTTCGTATATCCCTACCGCACACTGTAAACCGGCTTTTTCAAAGCCTTGTGTTTCCCTACATTCCCGTCCTACGATTTCGCAACAAGAGGACTTTAGTGGCAATGCAAGGCACACTGCCGCCTACACAGCATTGCCGTCATTCTTAGTGTCCTCTTGACCGTTCGTTCCTGCTTCCGCATTTAATAAAAACGTCAGCTTTTGAATACAAAGAGAAAATGCTTTTGACCTCTCCTCTTCTCCATATTTTATATATGGGTTGTGGTTAAATTGCTTAGCTGTATTATCAGCATTTTCTCTTTCAATCAGCAGTTCATTAATCAGCTTTTGTATTTCATTTTTCATTTGTAGAATATTTTGTTGTTATTAAATGACTTCGCCAGAACGAACGGCAATGCGAAATCGTTGTAGGCAATTTGACTGTTACCATTCATCGGTATCCCAACTATCTTCGAGTTGCTCTCTATATCGTTCTTCAATATCCTTATAATGTTCATCAAGTTCTTCCCATCTCTCTTTACCGGACTTATCGTAATAGTTTGCTCTACAATTACTATTAGGGCAATGATAATGTGGGTGGCTGCATTCTTCATCATCACCTTCATAAAATTCCAATTCGACAACTTGATTGCATTTTTGACAAGTACATAATTCATAAGGCTCATTTAATGCAGCGTAACGCCTTATTATACTTGCAACTTCATCAATTCTTTCATTTGGATATGACAAATAACCACAAAGAAATAAGGCTGCATTTTTAAACCTGTCGTGTGGCTTGACAAAACTGCCTACAACAATAGGTTTTGTGCTATTTTGGCTGACAGTTAAGCCATCATCTTTTGTACTCATATCAACTGTATTAAGTTATTCAACAATAGTTTTTCAAATGCCCAAACAGGCACAAAGCCTTACCGTTACCTGCAAGTGCTACATTCGTGCTTCGTATCAAACTTTCGTGTTCAAAAATTTTAAATAAAAAGCCACCGCACTTTTTTAATTCAATTCAGGTATTTGTTCTTTTAAATATTTATAAATCTTCCATTGTCCTAATCTTGGTGTTGCGATATTTGGATATAATTCACTCCATTTTGCCTCCTTCATCTTTTCAATAACTATATCTTTAAATTCAGCGTTATTTACTATAATGTAATTTTCGAGTGCAAATTGTCCTTGATGTTTTATTTCCTTACCAATACTTGCACCCCACGAACAAATACCTAAATCATATTTTTTTGGTATTTTATAACTCCCACCTCTTCGCCACTCTAATATAGTTATATCTTTCAAAGTGTAGTCATAAGGTTTTGAGTTTAGCCCATCATTGCTTCTTTCATACACATTAAAGCAACACATTAGTTTTTGACCACTGTATTCAATCAACGGTAATACTTCTGAGTGAATTAAATCAAACTCGTACATTTGTTGGTTATTGTTATATTGGCTTACAGGTAATATAAAAGCAATATAATCCCCCATTTTACAACATTGCTTATAGAAAGCAACACTTAAAGTGTTTCGTGTTTCGAATGGTGGGTTTCCAATA